AACCGCCCGATTACGGCGCGGGAACTGTCCCAAATGTGGGGCGGTAAGTAGTAAGCAAGACCGCCCCCGCGCTACGGGCTACGGATTCATAATCCGACGGGGGCACTAGGCAGGGCAACACCGCCTCGCCTTAGATAGGAGAAAAATAATGGGAACAAAAATGTCAGATTTAGAATGGATACTTCAAACATTGGATACGATTCTAGACAGTTCTTCCCCTGCGGTTCGCAACGCAGAAAAAATAAAAGAAATCAGTCAATTAGTGAAAGAATGTAAGGAAGAAATAGGAATGTAAATGTGACGTAAGTCACAGCCTCAAACCCTTGACGCGGGCGAGTGTTCACGACACTATTGAGGCACGGGAACAATCCCAGCACAACCGACAGACAGGAGCAAGGAAATGCCAGCACTAAACCAGAAAGACGCGGAGCACTACATCACAAACCGCAAACAGTTTACCGCTTCCGCTTTACGCGGTAGTTCTTGCAAGGGTTGGGTACCAGAGGCAGGACGACTAAACGCCGAAGAGTACGCAAAACTAGACCAGACAGTTCGTTACGGCTCAGAATGGGTCTATGTGGTTTGGTCATACGACACACCTATTGCTTGGTTTGATGAAGAGGGCTGGTATGTCGTAAGCCAGAAGTTCAGCGTTACCACCAGTAAGCACCAGAACCTCATCAAGCGAGCCATTGCAGACAGTTTGGCAGATGCATAATGAAATTTCTTACATACATCAAGGCTCCTAACACATCAAGCGGAAATCCTCAGCGTGGATGGATTCTCTGTGACCAATGGGGCAACTTCGAAAAGTTTATAGACGAAGGATACGAAGGTCGCGGAGCCATTTCAAAAGAATTATGGGGTGGTGCTCAAGAGATACATAACGGTTATGGAATTTTAGTTTCATCAACTGAATACAAGCGTTGGAAGAAAATGAAGTCAGAGGTGAGCAACTAATGGAAAGCGCAATAGCGACGGGGCTTGTCCTCATAATTTACGCGGGTTTAGTCGGTGGCTGTTTAATGCTATTCGACACGATAAGAGATGCACACAGGCGAGGAATGGCAAGAGTCAGGGCATACGACGCGAGAGAGAGCAACAAATGAACGCTTTACTTTTAGCGGTTGTCCCGATAATCTTGCTCTGTATTCTTGGAATACTAAGCAACGACGAAATGACAGGAGAAAATTAATGGCACTTGCTATCAAGCCTCTTAGTCGTAGACGGCGTACCGCACAACGCGGTAAGCCAATGAATAAGTCTCAGAGATGGGGGAAAGTAATAACGATAATGCCACTATGCGGAGATTGCTTACGCCCTATCAACGAATGCCACCACTTTAGGCGGTGATACTTCTAGCCTTAGCCCTTTACGCCACACCGCACGCCATAGATGGCGATACGGTGGTGATTAAGGGCGAACACATCAGAGTTTTACAGGTGAACGCACCCGAAAGGGGCACTTGCTACGCAAGGCAAGCGACAGAGTTCACCCAAAAATTCTTAAATGCAAAGGGGCAACTAACGATTGGCACAGATACAAAACTAGATAAGAAGGATACATACGGGCGGAGCCTACGGTATTTGTTCAAGGGTAATCAGAACTTAAGCCTTGAATTAGTACGCAGGGGCTATGCAAAACCCTTGTTCTTTAATAAGATACGGGGAAAGTATGCAGATTTAATTGAGAAGTACGCTAGACAAGCAAAGGCAAATCGCCTAGGCTTATGGAAATGCACGACAGGAGAATGAAATGGAACAAGAAGAACAACTAAGTTGGAGCGAACTAGCAAAGTTGACACACGAAACACAGGTAGATAAGTTTGGCTTCTGTACCTGCGAAGACACAGAACCACACGAACACCCTTATGATGATTGCCCAAAGACAGGAGAATGAAATGGAAATCAAATCAGTTACAAAAGAAGAAACAGCATACGATAAATACATACGCTTTACCTATGAAGGACAGGAATACTCCGTGCTATTTCATTGGGATAAATGGGACGGGTTCGACTTACGATTTACAGAGTTAGAACGCACAGCAAATTGGGTTGATGACCCTGAATGGGCTGTAAATTGGGAAGACAACAACGAAGAGTCTTTGTCTTACACACTAGACCAATTATCAGATGAAGCAATAGAGGAGTCTTACAAATGACAACAGAGCAACAAATTAAAAGCGCAATAGATAGTTTGAACGAGGCAATGCAAGCACTCAAAGATTTAGGATTTATGACAGAGGGCGACGAAGATGAGTGAGCCACAACTAAACGACCCTTGGTTTTATACAGAGGAAGAAGAACAGATGTTTAGTTGCTTTATCTGTAGCGAACCACTAGACAGAGACGACATAGTATGGGCAGATGTTGAGGGTCAGATACTCAAAGAAGGCAACGACTGTAGTTGGTGCGTGTCCTGCTTACCAGCAGAGAGGGGAGCGACGAAATGAGCAACCGAATTATTACCGCAGAAGTAGACGAGCAATGGTTTGAAATACTAGGACAGATAACCCGCCACCAAGATGGCTTTGTATGGATAGGAGTAAGTGATGCAACAACATTTCCAGATAGTGTATGAAACAAAGGGCGTAAAGGTAGTCAATGTCTGGCTTGCACCGAACCAACAACTACCAGAGCAATGGAACACTATGACCTATGTTGAACAGGACGAGTGGTTGTACGAACATCAGGTCCACTCAAACATTAAATGGCAGGACGAATACAAAGGTGAGGCGGTCAATGTGCTACCAGTAGCGCAGTTAAAGGCGGTGATGTAGTGACCTTACCCGATAAGCGGTGGCACGCAGAGGGCAACTGCACCAACCACCCTGACCCTGACCTATGGCACTACGAGAACAGTATCCACGCAGATGAGCAACAACTACAAGTATTGCGTAGTGTTGAAGCAATAGCCTTGTGTTGGTCTTGTCCAGTCAAGGATAAGTGCTTACAAGAGGGGCTAGAGCCTGAGAATGTACAGTTCTGGGGTGGTTGGGGCACTATCTGGGGTGGTTTATTAAACTCAGAACGCTACCAACTGCTCAGTAATAGGGACAATAAGAACATTGTTAAGTCAGAAAACAGGCATAGGCGTGATGTTAGGCAAAAACTTGCTAAACTTTACGGATGAAACGACACATAGTAGCAGTTTTCATTTTAGTTACAGCAATTTTATTTGCTCCATTTGGCAATGATGTGCAGGTCGATGTAGGTGTGAACTTCAATCACCCAAAAAAATTACAGACCAAAGCAACAATGGAACAGAAGAAGGCTAACAAAGCAATGGCAATGCGGTTTGCTAAGGCAGGATTTGGTTGGGATGAGACTCAACGAAAATGTATTTGGAAATTGTTTGACGAGGAAAGTCGGTTCGATAACTTTGCAGACAATAAACATTCAAGTGCATACGGCATAGCGCAAATGCTTAATGAGCAAAGCAGAGACCCCGCAATCCAAATACTCAATGCCTATCGCTACATCAAGCACCGCTATGAGACACCGTGCAGGGCGTGGTCGCATCATCTTCACAAGAACTGGTACTAGATGTTAGACCTAACAGGTAAGCCAATACTTACTTGTATTTGTGGTTGTAAAATGTTTGTCATCACTGTAATGTGGGATGACGAGACAAGAGAAGTATCTTGGTATGATTTGAAACAAGTATGCAAGGAGTGTGGGGCAATCAGCACTGCACCAACACCAATGGACTGGAGAGATGAGTAATGCCAACGTATGAGTATCGGTGCAACAAATGTATGGCACATCAGGAAATTACACGCAACATAGAAGAACGCGACGAAGAAGTTACTTGTATTTGTGGGCACGTTAGTAGTAGAATTTATAACACACCAGCAATCCGCTTCAATGGTAGCGGGTTCTATTCAACAGGAGGATAAGATGTGCGAAGTATGTAAGGACAAAGGGTGCAGTAATTGTGCGCCACAAAATGAAACACTACAGTTTGCTAGTGGTAAAGAGATAGAAGAGTTCTATGACTCATACGGTGAGTCACTTTGGGTAGACCCAGCAGAGTCAACAGAGGATACGTCCTCATCTCTGTAAGGTCTGAAGCCACCAATCTTGTTGATTAACTTACGGATACCACGCTTGTGACGCATACGTGCGGTGTCTTCACTACCCAAGTCCATCTCTTTTGCTATGTCAGGAAAATCCATAGCCTCAGCGTGACGTAGGAACAATAACTTCTTGTCATCTTGTTGAAGTTTCCAGTATGCAAAGTCAACCTCAATCATCATCGCCATCATATTGCCACCCTCACTAGGTGCAGAGGGGCGACCAGGGCGACCAAGGTCTACCTTATTTAACTGATTCCATTCACCTCTTAAGACAGGAGTAAGTAATGCTTCAACCATATCTGCTTCATAAAAGAATAGGTCACTGGTCTCATACCCACCAGACTTAGCCTTCCAATGCTGACAATAATCTAATGCTTGATTACGTAGACTTCTGTAGATTAAATTCTTTGCATCCTTCGGACCGATTGCTTCCCACGTATCTAACTTATTGGGATGTTCAAGGAACCATTGATACAAAGACTGTCGGATGTCTTCTAAATCTATGTCACTAAACCTGCGGTGATACTCAGATGCGACAGAGTCCACCACATACTGCCACGGTTCAATGCGTTCCCACTCAAGCGTCACTTTATTCTTACCCCGTTATCCAAATGGAGGAAGCCAACCAATTTCATTTTGTTATTCTTATTAGCAAACTCAGTGGTAGATGGTAGCCACTTCTCATCCCACTCAACAGGCACCATCATATGCAAAGGGAAAGCCCATACACCTTGCGGTGTTGAGTTGATGTACCAAGGTGTAAAGCCAAGCAAGTGTGCTTGTTCAAGTAAGAAGTCAAACTTAATCTTCTCAATCAACAGGTCAGGGTAGTGTGTCTTGCGTGACTTAAGTTCGATAAACATTTTGTATCTATCAGTGGTGCAATCAAATCCATCGTACTCTTCAGGTGAGTGGATGAGGTCAGGCAAGTAAGTTTCCCTCAACCAATCAAAGAGTTCTTTTTCTTTCACTCATTATCCCACTTACCTCTTAAGACAAGAAGCCCAATGATTGCGTAGTTAGCCATATCCTTAAACGAATCTTCGAGTGACTCGTGCTCAGGTGTTGCACCACTATCAATCAAGTTGTTAATGCGTGCTAACTTATCGTGCATACGCACACGCAGTCCATTGATGGCACCGCCAGGGGCTTGGGATATATTCTTTGGACCGTAGTCCTTGTGCTTACTCAATAGTAACTCATTGAGTTCACGACTTAAGTTAGAAAGATTTACTTCGAGGTGGAGTTCTCGTGCAACAATGGAATCTTTAGAGTTACGATTAGGTGAGAACCTTCCTTGACGTATGATGATACCTTCAGACCCTGATTCACTAGATGATTTATAATCTGCCATATCTCTTCACGCTCCGCCTTCGTCGTCATTGTTGTCCGTTTCTAATAGTCGTGTCAAGTTCTTGTCAAAGTCCACGAGTGCTGACTTGACTACCATATCCTCAACAAGTTCATCTACTAGGTCGTAACCATTCTCACTAGCGAACAGTGTAACATAAGTAGACTGCGTGATAAGTTTTATCTGGTCAGGTTTGTCAGCATTGTTATACATAAACCGTAGCAGCGAGCCTAACAGAAGTTTATATCCATTGGGCAGTATGTAGTACGGGTCAAACTCTTCACCCTCTTCAAAGTAATGGTCTACTAATTGGAATGAATCCTCAAATTGTAGGTGACAATCGTGACAATAGTTATGTGGGTCTATCTGTTCGTCGCTCACTGGACACCAATCTTTTCCAGAATGAAGTCTTTACCGTGTGACACGAACACGGAATTAACATCTGCACCGTCGCCGAATCCAACCACCGTAACTGGAAGTTCTCTGGCAAGGCTATTGGCGAACTCTCTCCCTGGCGCATCTCCGTCAGCAAAGACGAATACTCTTTCAAAGTCTGCGAGCAATCGTGTGTAATGTTTCTTCCAACTATTCGCCCCAGGTACACCAACACAAGGAAAGCCAACACACCTAGACATAGTAAGGGTATCAAGTTCACCTTCGCATACTCCAATCCAATCACCTGCACGTTGCACATCTATCACGTTATACATACGAGTCTCTGCTCCCACCATACCCATATACTTGGGTTCAACTGCAGGGTTAAGACTTCTAAATCTTATGTCAACAACACCAGTCTTAGTGATGTAAGGGATTGATAAGCGTCCTGTGTATTGTTCGTGACCTACATCAGGTTCCGCGACTACGCCTAATTGAGCCAACCGTGCTACCTCCAGAGGAATTCCCCTGCTTACTAGGTAATCTTCTGCCAGATGAATACTTTCCGCGTACTTGTGTGCTGACTTCCCCAGTAATTCCTTCTGCAAAACGTTTTGCTTCATTAAAGTTCAGCCCCTCTTGACGCACGATGATTTGTATACTGTTACCTTGTATACCACAGGCAAAACAAATGAAGATATTTTTATCGAGGTTCGCCGTGCCAGATTGATGCGAGTCGCTGTGAAAGGGACACCTAAGATTGACTTGTCCGTGAGTGTTACGTAAGGTTGCCCCGTAGTGTTCAAGGATTGCTTTGATGGAGGGCAGGTCGTTGTCAATTTTTATCACCATACCCTGCTTCCCTTAGTAGCCACACTAAATCTTCTGTTCGCATAAGCGATACCCAATCTCCAACTGACTTCTCACCTTGTCCATTGAGTCTTAAGACTACAATCCCAAGGTCACCTTTGTCCCTGTCTTTCAACTGAGCAATAGCAGCAGCAGGATTAAATCCTGTGCGAGCCTTTACTTCCCAGTCAATGCCCACCGTACCAGTAACATCACTACCACTGCGTCCAGCACCAGTAGATTCCGCGAAAGGAAATCCATTCTCCGCCAGAAAGTTAGCAAGGACCTTTTGCGACCTGTACCCACGATGTTTCCTACTCTGTGATGCCATTCGGTAATGTCTCCATTCGGTTAAGATATCCTAGCGGAACATACCAAGTCTTGTCGTTGTATTTCCATTCATCTTTCTTGCAATCTTTACCATACATCCAACCAACTGCAATGTAATCTGGTCCCTTCCAATCAGGTGCTGTGCGTCTTTCTTTATTGCATAGTCCACCAGTTGTAAGTATGTAGATTAAGTTGTCATCATCTCGTGTTGTATAGCGAAGACCTTTGATAGGTGGAAATGAATAGCGAACCTCACCTAACCCAGGAATATCTAACTCAGTTTTCCATTTATTAAAATGTGGCACAAAATTATTCTTGCCAACCATACGAGCAAAGGCTAACTCTGACCCAGCACACACAACGTGTTGCCACATCTCCCATAGGTCACCCTCTGAGTAGTTGACATTCTTAGTTGGGTCACCGAAGTATGGCTTCTGTCGTTGATAACCTACCTCAACAGCAGTTGCTTCTTCAGTTGTACTAAGTGCATAAGTCCACACTTAAGACGTGCTCTTATCCCTATGTAATGCTTTAACTGCTAGTGCTAAACCATCATTAACACCATCAAGATACTCGCTAGTACTCTCAACCGTAAGTGCTGTAATCTTTTCAACTAACTTTTTAATTTCATTATCAATTGCAAAGACAACAAACTGACGAATCTCTTGAGTCATATCGTCTTCTTCTTCTCTAATCATCATCCACCGTTCTCTGGTATATCGTCCATAAACATATACTCAGGATTAAATGCTAGCCAACACATTAGGTTAGCGTTAGCATCTGCCCTTCCGTATCTGTTCTTTACAGGTGAGACAGCCATTGAGGTTCCCACTACGCCTAGTGTACAGATAAGTGCAGGGATTTGCGCTACCTTGCCCTGTAATGCAGAACGTGGTTGAGTCGGATTACCCATCACTGCTTCAGAGGTATGATGCAAGACAATGATTGCTGCATTTGTAAGACGGGCTAGGTACTTTAACTCTTTCATTATTGCACGCATTGAGGCAAACTCTTCGCCACCATCGGTGGCTATGTCCATCAGGTTGTCAATGAAGATTGCCTGGGGTGGGCAACCCCATAGTTCCTCAAAGGCTTCGACCTCTTCGTTAATGTCTAACAGAGTCGGACTAGATTCAAATGACCACACAATGTGGGCTGACTTTTGAAGCACAGCCTTAGCCCAGTT